CCAAATGTTGGCGATCCGGGAGGTGGAGGTAGTCGATTAGGATCTTTCCAACTGTTGTGGAAACCCATTCCACCAATCCACTCCCAAAGACCTCTTACGCCAGTCTTAGGATGCCAACCGTATGTTATTCTTGATGTACCCATCCAAACACCGCCCATTGCTCGCCGCTTCGGATCCGGACTGTTAGTATAATCAATGTAGGCCATATTTGAAGATGTAGGATCACTCGCATTGTTATATCTAGATTCTTGAGATTGATCTAACGTTCCAGCGGCTACGGAAAGTTTAGGTCCTATGGGCGTTGCAATAGGTATTTGAGTACTTTGTGCGGCTGGTTGTGTTGTTGTTGGTGGAGTATATGCCGGAACAGGTGCGGATGGTCCTGAAGTAGTAACATTACCCGAGTTACCAGGATTTACATCTATGAAACTATGCTGGCCACCATTTAGTACTCTTTGAGCTAATCCGGCATGGTTATAACTATTTCTTAATGTATGTTGTTTACCTTGCAGTTTTGAATTTATTGTTCCTGCAGGTACTTGACCTAATCCAGCAAAATTTTGTAATCCGGTACCAGCGGCATTCATTGCCGCGGCTCTTGCCGCCGCCTTTAGTGCTGGTGTTATAAAAGGAATACTAATTTGTATAGAGCCACAAAATGCTACTGCACCTTGTTTAATTTGTAATTGATAATTTATATCATCAACATACTGTTGTGATGAATACATTGGGAAAGCAGTTGCAACCGGCATGCCATTTATGAAAATCTTACCTTTATGTGTTGAGGACAGGTACGCATTTCCCTCTGGGTTGCCTACTGTGAGTTGTGCAGAATTACCATATTCTAAATATTGTTTTTCTGAGACTGCATTAGCACTAAATGTTATACTGTTATTTGCACTACTGTCAGCATTGCCGTCTAATATTACAGTTGTGCCATCTACAGAAACTACTTTAGTTCCTGAAGCAACATCTCCACCAGACACCGAAACAAATTTTTGTACAAAATCGTTTTCACTAGCAATCACAATAGAGTTGCCTGTTCCAGTAAAGGTTGTTGTATATGTTACAGGTACTGGATGATCGTATCCGTATCCTTGTACTAATAATGTATTTGCAGTAGGAACACCTTTTGCTCTCCAGGCCCAGTTATAGTATCCAGGCTCTGCATAACCAATGTTTACTACATGCTCCAGTATTGTATCTTGTCCTGCAGAATCTATTGTTAAATCATGATCTTCTGTAAATGTTACTGTTACATAATTGTCTACAAGTGTTGCATTACCAAATCTATCTTCTGTGAATGTAATTGAAGAATTTGCACTACTATCAGCATTAGAAGATAATATAATATTTCCTCCTGCATCTATGTATAGTACTTTACAATTTGCCGCAACATTACCACCAGTTACCAACATACCATCTGTAATTGAACTGTTTGCTGTTGCTAATTGAATGTTAGCAGTATCTACACCTGTAAAAGTGCTTGTAATACTTAGAGGTGCAACATAATCGCCTGGTATAGAAATAGTGTTAGCAACACCATTTACTGTGATATCTTTGATTCTATGTACACCTTCGAACAGTCCAGCATTTTGTATTTTAACATCATCACCACGTGTTAGTGTTGTTGTATCAAAATCAGTTGTAACTATTAAACCGTCTGTTTTACCTATTGTTAAATTTGCAGTTGATACATTACTACTTACTGTGGCATCTTCAATTGTAAATGTTGTTGTTGAAGATTCTGTTGTTGTGTATATTACACTTTGACTTACAAATGTAATATTAGCACCACTTGATATGTTTGCATTTTGTGAAAGTGTAATTGTTGTACCAGATATTTGATTGACCTTGGTATTATTTTCTACACCAGTTCCAAGTACTGACATTCCATTTCTAATGTCTGTGTTAGCCTCAAGTAATGTTACTGTTTTACTATTAGTTACAGTACCCGATACTTCGGAAATAACTGGTACACTAGTATTTGCTGTACTTGACTGTGTTCCGTTGGTTGTAAATGCAGTAACATTTAGGTTGCTTATCTCGTAATTATTTCCGTTTAAGTTGCCACCTGAAGTATCAACAAAGTTTACATATGAACCATTTGTTAGTCCAGAAAATTGATTACTAAATGAAACTGTGCCATCTACAGTTTCCTGTGTTGTTACTATTGAAATTTCAACAATGTTATTACCTACTATGTTTGCGTTTGCAACAATACCTTCATTGAATAAAGCATGTGGCTGAATATTTAAAACATTACCACTAACATTAGGTTCTATTTTTTCTATACCAAGCACCATAGGTCTTGTGTAAGTGATATCTGTAACATCAAAAGAGTTTTTAACAACTTGCTCTTCGTTAAGGAATAATCCAACCGGTGTAGTTAGATCCATTATTGTATCGTCAAAGATTTTTTCACCGTCAGCATAACTCATTTTATCGTAGTATGCATTATAAATATTTTTATCACGTTTAAATGCAACAACATTATCATAGTATTTGTTTATGTTGTTTGCAGTATTTTCTCTGTTTCCATCTGTAAATTGCATTAAACTTTTGTTTGTAAAAAGTGATATAGATTGACTGTTTAAGTCGCCTTCCACGTATGCAACATTACAATTAGTATCAACTAGTTGATAAGCATTAAAATCGCTATGCTCATCGATAGCGAAATGTATTAAATCATTTGCTTGTGGAATTTTACTTGCTTTTCTAGTTGCTCTATCGAATAATTGTTCAAAGTTTTGCAAGTCCATTGCTTGATAATTTACATTGTATTTTGAAATATATCCTGCATTAGGTAATGGTGTATACTTACTGTCTACTATACCTAAGTGGCTTACACTAGACGTTGTTGGCCATAAGTCGTTAGTTGCCATATCAGTTGGTCTATGTATCATTCTAGTACCATCGTCAACGTCTATTAAAATTGTTGAATCTGTTTTAACATCTGGTGTAATTTCAAATGTTCTTATTTGCTTTAGTTTGGCCGCTAAGGCGTCATTTGCTGTGACTTTAATATTTAGAACACTACCGGGTAAATCACCTTGATATGTATCCTCAAAATCTAGAGTACCATACTCGACAACTTCAATTACTGAATTCTCATTTAATTCACCACCTGGTAATTTTGACACATCATAGAATGTAATAATATTATTACTACCTGACTCGCTTACAATATAACCTGCAACACTACTAGTTTCTAACGAATCGTCTAATTTTTGTCCGTCAATGAAAACATCTAAATGCGGATATATTCCGTTTATAACTGTTCTGTTATCAATATCAATTAAATTAGTATTTGATACTCCGTCACTGACTGATGTTGGTACAAAATTAAATGATACATTACCACCTGTAATTCTACTGGTAGGTCTTATAGTTGTTCTACTACCTTCATCGAACACCCAATCATTGCCTGCTGAAGTTATGTTGCCGTCAACTGTTGCTATAATATCACTTTGTGCAGTACTGTTAGCAGTTTCAAAACTATATCGTTGCCTTGGTTGATATCTTCTTTCTTCTAATAAGAACTTGTTTGTAATATCATCAACAATAGCACTATTGCCCTGTCCAGAAAGTTGGAAATCATTACCTTGTATTTCTAGCAAATAATTGGTTGATGTAGATGTTGCAATTTCAACTGCTCTTGCTACAATATTAGCATTAGTGTTTGCAGTACTGTTGATTGCATTTGCAACACCAGTAAGTGTTGTAACACCTGATAAATCAATAAATGTATTTGCATTACCGCTAGGTGCAAAATGGTCTGTGATATGGATGCCGGTTAAGGCATTTGCAAATGTACCCGAACCAGATACATAATCACTTGATATTGCATAAGGCTTACTAAAATATGTTGTAAGGTTTGCTGTAAGCAACTGTGCCGCAACTACTGTTACAGATGGGTTTATAGTATAGCCATAACCTTTTTCTGTAACTGTGACGTTGCTAATTGTTCCATCAGTGGATAAATTCACTGTGGCTTCAGCAGTAGTGCCTCCACCGTATGTGAAACTTCCTGGAATCTCTGCAGGTGGTGGTTCTATTTCAAGTATTGGTTTTGTATAGAATTTTGTATTTCTACTTAATACTTCTACATCATCAACAATACTAACTATGTTTTCTGGGTATACAATTTGTACCAGTGTTTTTTCACTTTTAATCTCGTCTTCATCAATTTTAACATCAAGTCGCTGTCTATTATCAGTGTCACCAAAATTACCAATTTTTAATGCCCATTGATCAAATATACTTACGTTACCAGGAATAAACACTTTGTCACTGTTTAACAAGATTTCTAAACTGTCTTTTGTACCTTTGTTTCTGATCATACCTTGATAGAAATCAAACTGGTTATCATCTACTAATTCAAATTCTCTAAGATATTTTCTTTCTTGATAACCATATTGTCTTCTACTTGCATCATAAACTTGTTTTTCTACTGGCATATAACCTATTTCGTTATATCTGCCAATGTCACTTGCAAGTGTATCAAAGTTTGGTTTTAATCCATTGTCAGTGATTATGAAACCTTCACTTGATAATGTTCCGTTCCAATTAGCAGTTCTCTTGCCTTTAATTTTTAAACGTTTTTGTCTTTGATTAAATACTGGATCATAAATTGTATCGCCAAATTGCGATTTGTTGTTTACAAGCATACTATGTTCTAATTCATTAGTATGTAATGTAATACCATAAATTTGTACTTCTCTATCAATTGTTGCGATCGTAATAGAATTACTTTCTCTAACAATTTCACAATCCCGAGGAGAAACCATTTTTCCTTCTTGATCTAATATACTAAATTGTCCTTTATAAGATTCTTGAATTCGATTTATTCTACCTGTAGTAGTAGCAAACGATACCTTGTTTGCCATAGGACTAAGATTTAATGTATTACCGGTTGACCATTTACCAATGCTCCAGAATAAGAACTGCTTACCTGAATATAACCAATCGTTTATATCATTTATTTCTGTGCTAAATTCACCAAAATCAAATCCTATTGATTTTTGATATCTGCCTAAACTGGTTAAGAAATCAAATAAGTCATTTACATTATAATAAACAGTACCGTATTCTACTCTTTCAACAGTACCGGTTCCATCTAGATAAAATGTTGCTTCTGCTCCGCCTACGTTTGGCAATGCACTCATTCTTTGCCATACTGTTGTATCGGTCACTGCCGTACCTGCAGAAGCAAATGCTACTGCTCGATAATAATTGTAACCTGATTTAACTATGTTACCTTCGTTGAATTGTTTAGTTGTATCGTAATTACTAAAGTTTGCAGGTTCGCCGCCTACTGATACTTCTGTTTTTCTGCCTTGTTTATCACTAGGAATAATATCAAAGTATCTTTTTAAACTGCTGTATCCAGAAACTTTATATCCATTATTTGAAACTTTTTCTATAAGCACACCTGTATAATTGTTTGTTGTTGATACAGGACCTTCATGGATATCAATTTGTAAATCTTCTTGAGGTAATATTAAACTTGAACTATTACCTGTTGTACTATATGTATCACTGAATACAGTCATTGTATCTTTATCAATAAATCCAGCAAACTTATGTCCTAGTTTACCGTTGACAGATCTAAATGGTTTTGCAAATATAGATGTATTATTAAGACCTTGGAATCTCAAATAAGAGTCTATGAATTGTGTATAACCAGTGTTAGTACATAATGTTTTACCGTCTGCCTTTATGTCGCCGTGTACAATAGCATTTTTGACTTTATATCTTTTGTTTGTATTTTTATCAACTAATTGGTTGGTGTTTGCAGAAACTCGAATAAGTTTTTCCGGTTCTGCAAACACACTGGCAAACTTACCTGGCTTGGTAAGAAATAGTGATTCTATAATTGCAAATGGATAATATTCAGAAATTTTCCATGCATTCTCTACTGGAGCACCGTCACTAAATTTCCAATTGCTACTTGCTAATGTTGAGTTAGCACTATATACTGTTGACTCTGAGTTGTCTAACGAATATGATAGGGTACCGTTTGTATTTAGAGTTTGTGTACCAATTAAATTGTTTGATAAGTCTGGTGTATCTATAAACTTGCCACCAACTGTATAAGGATATGCTGGTTCGCTGTTTGCATCTATTGTTGCAACATAATAGTATGTTCCTGCAGGATATTCTGGTGTAACACCAAAACGTCCATTAAACTGATCAAGATCACCACTGCCTGGGTTATACGCATAATCTTCAATAAATTCACCTGTTGGTAAACCTGTTGCACCACTGGCTATATCAGATCTTACATCACTTCTTAGTTCGTAACTGCTTTCTATTCTTTTAATAGCACTACTGGCATTTGCACCATCAGTGTAGCCGTATGGACCATAAATTGGTAATCCGTCAAATGCCCATCCAACAATTGGTGAATGGCTGTCAGTTGCCCAACTAGTCAATCCAACTGTTTGAGGACTAGGTTGTACATATCCGTAAATATTATTACTGTCTGGTGAACCGCCGGCAGTATCTCTGTCAACATCATTTCTAAACATTGCATTGTAGTGCCAGTTACTACTATCTTCAAAGATAATACCTGTATTACTGTTTGTAATCATTGCACCGTTTACTGCTATACCTATTGCAGTATTGCTTGTTGATGTTGCATTTGCATAATCATTATAATATGCTAAATTTCCTGTTGCTATACCTGTAGCAAATTGGAAACTGTAATTGAATTCTGAGTCTACAATTTCATTTGTATTATTTGTAGACGGGAATGTTCCAGTGTCGTGTCCTGGAATATTATTTGTTGTGACATTTATAAATGTGTTACCTGAATTATGATATTCACTTATTGATAAACCGTCAGTAGCAATAAATGTATTTGCATTTGCACTAGGTGTTCCTGTAACACTCTGTGTCCACGAAATACTTTTTGTTGTTGATGTAGTACTAATAATATTAGCAGGTGGTATTAGGTTGCCTTGTGCATCTACAGGTATTTCATATTTTAATCCAATTCTTCTAAAAGGATTTTTTCTAGTTTTATATCTATCATTTTCAATATTGGCTCTAGTGCCTTGTCTAATAATACCTTCCTCTAAATCTTTCCATAAGTCAGTGTTAGTTGAACCATAGTCTGTACCATACTGTTCTTCCCACCATGTTGGTTTTTTAGTGAAGCCTAGCATTTCCCATGGGTGTGTATGAGGTTTTTCTGTATCGTAACAACTTTCAAAAATACCTCTCCAATAAGCAGGTTTTACAGTATTGCTATTGTAATTCCATGTCCAAAAATCATCTTCTTTATAATATTCATTTGTAACAAAGTCTACTTCGTTTCTTGTAACAAATTTATTAAAACTTTCTCTTAAAATATTATAAAAGTCATTTCTTGAAAATCCTGTTGTTCTGAATCTACCTGGTCTAATGTCAAATACATTTAAGTCAGGATGTGATTCCTTATCTCTATAAACTTGTAATATTGTATTGTAAACTCTTCTTTCAAACTCTAATAATATTTCATCTTCTTTGTCGTTTACTGCTACATGCTTACTACCATCATGTCCAAGTACTACATTTATTGGCTCATTGAAAGTAGTATCCTTAAATATTTTTGGTTTTGTTACAGGATACAGACCCATTGCACTTGGTGTGGGCGGACATTGAGCACTTTCTCTGTTTGTATTAAAGAATCTTGCTTTTATTGTACTACCTAACGATAAAGTATAATTATCAGTAAATGTTAAAGTAACAATGCTGTTATCACTGTTTATGCTATAGTCAGTATCAATCAAAAGCATTTGATCTTTACCTTCGCTGTCTGTTTCGTAAACGTAAACTACATTTTCTACTTTAGTTAAATCGCTATATCTAGATAAGACATATTCTTTTTGATTTACGTTATTGATTACAATAGTTTCTTCGTCGTATCTATCACCAATTGCTAACATGTAACTGTAATCAAATACTAGTTTGCCTGGATTGTATGCTATAACATTTTGTATTGCAAGTTCTAATATATTGCTGTTTGTTAAACCAATTATATCGTTGCCATCAATGTAACGTTTAATCTCTTTTCTTAATCTGTTTTTATACTTGATATACTCTTCTGCATTATATCTTATGGCATCAATAATATTAAAGTTATCATTGCTAACTAGGAAAGCCGCAGTTTGCAAGTCATCGTCTGTCTGTACAATTTTGTCTGCATATTTTATTTCTTTTGTTAGATTACTAAAGTTATTACTTCCAAGAGGCTCACCATCAATGTGCTCTTGATTGTTTATTAAATTTTTAAAATGTTCAAGGTATTGTGGTTCGCTGATTTCAAAGATATCAACTTTATCAGTGTTTGAGTCCCAACTTAGTGGTATTTCATATCTACCAGTTCGGTTTTCACCTAATATATGCCCGGTGCTAGTTTTTGTTTTAATATCAATTATATCATTTAATTTTAACCCAAAACTTGCAAACTGAATAGCAGTCAATACACTATTATATGTAAACGCCTTAGTACGTTTACCGTTGATATAAACTCTTATATCATTGCTATCTGTGGGTGTTGCTGATATATTATAAATTACAGTTTTTGCATCTACAAGATCTTGAGATATTTGATATCTATCTTCGATTACTTGTTCGAAAGGAGTATTTTGTCCTCTCCACATAGTTCTATATTCTATGTTACCGTTGCTTAATCTTTGCTTGTAATACAAGTATCCATTTATGTAAGAGTTTGTTGTGCCACCAAAAGGTACATAACTAATTACGTCAGAACTTAAATTGTTGTTAAAAACAATTTCGCTGAAGTTATTAAAGTTTTTATACTGTAGAGGAAATCCTAAAACACTATCATTCTGTGTATTTGATGTTGCATCTTTATAAGAAAATAATTTTGTTCCTTTAAAAGATGATTCAGGGTATACTAAATCATCATCAACAATATTTCTATTACCGTCATATGCTTTAAACAATATAGGACTGTTTACTCTAGTTTTCTTTTGACCTAATATCCATTTTTTTCCATCCCAAAAATATTCTGTACCTTGATTTTGAGAACCAAATAGAATAGAAATACTATTACCAACTTCAGGCACAAACGGTATAAAATTACTATCGCCGTCTACTGCACCTACAGGGTTATTGTCTGCTGGTTTTCTTTTAAGTATAACTCTATCACCAAATGTAATGCTTTGCTGATCTGTAAGTGTTACATTTGCACTAGTTGTAATCATTTTAGAGCTAGTATCAATATCTTCAACTTGCACAGTAGTACTAATGCCATTGCCTGTAATAGTTGAATATAGATAAACGTCTGATATGTCGTCAACAATAAAGGTTGAACTATTTGATACACTACCTACAACTGTTTTAGTTGTTGATGCTTTTACAATATAAACATATTTTGCATTATCTTCGGTATCATCTGGTATTAAAACTATATTTTCTTCTTTGATGCCTTGACTGTCAATTGGTGCTGATATTGGTCTACCTTCTATTTCAGCCTTAGTATAACCTGCGGCTGATAAATCAGCATTAAAGTCTAGACCTAAGGTACCAAAATTGTATACTTCTATATCTCTATCAAATTCTAAAATAGGTCTTTTTGCTCTAAATTCTTTACCTGGTAATTCAGAACCCGAATCTATGAAATTGTTTTTATGATGCCAAAAGTTTATTCTACTCCAAATATTTTTATCTTGTGCACCACGTTGCATAAGAATGTAATCTGGTGTTTCCTGAGTGTTACCACCGTCCCATGGTTCATTGTCAAATCCATATATTCCATCATTTATATAAACTAAGAAGCCATCTGCTTCTGAAACGTAGCCTTCCCAAAAAGGATTACCGTTTAAGTCTATATCTTGTAACGAATTGACTGGTACTGTGGACTGCTCACCTTCTGCATCAAAGTAGTAATATAAACCTGTACTAGTATCAAGATAACCATGTGTTGCAATAATACTTTCTGATACTGCACCTTGAGGTATGTCGGTTAAAATTAAGTTAGATTCACCTGTTATTATTTCTTGATCCCAAGGGGCAAAAGAAGGAGTTGAAAAACTTGCTGAAAAATTTTGTTCCTTATTATGTAAAATAATACTGTTGCCAACACCTTCTATAATGTACCTACTGTCTTTGTATGTTTGAGGTATCACATAGTCACCTGCAAATTCTACCACTGCACCATTTTTAAATGTATATCCTGATGGATCAGTAAATGTTTTTTTACCAATAATATCTTTTAAAATGTTTATAGGTTGACTTGCTGTACCACTAACTACTATTGCTTGTGGTCCTTCTGGACTCCAAAAATATTCTTGGAAATTTACAAATTTATCTTCATCAATGGGAGGTAACAAACTGTAAAAGTTTGAACTGAATAAATTGTTTTGGTTTTGTGTATCGACACCATAACTTTTTAAAACATTTAAAAAGTCATCGTAGAACATTAAATTAGTACTTAATCCTGTTAGTTGATCTACACTATTGACTACTGGTTCTAAACTATATTTTTCTCTGTTAGGTGTGCTCTGAGGAACATATACATCTGTATCTGGGTTATAGTCGTCGAACTCTTTTCTTCCAATATATGCAGACAAGTTTTCAACATTTGCTTTGCTGAATAACTGTTCTACTGTACTTTCGAAAAAGTTTTTAACAGTAGTTGTCTGAATATTCGTTGGTAAGTCTTTATACTTTTTATCAGCCATTTATTTTAATATCCATTGCCTGATGAACCACCTGTGTTATCTGCTGAATTAGTAGACAAGGTGTTGTTCAATGTAATTGTATTTCCTGTAGCATTTGTGGCTACACTTTGATCTAATACATAAGTTCCATGATAATGCATTATGCCATTTGGCATGTAAAACACTTTACCAAAGAATTCATGTGTATGACTAGTTCCATCTCCTGCAAAATCAGCCGCTTCTTTTGTTGCATATAATGGATAGTATCCATTGATAGCATATGGTCCTACTTGATTTGTAGCACCGTCATATGTTGTTAAAAGTCCTGTTGATGATTTGTCTGGTCTAATATTAGATTGTGTAAGTTTGTCTACAACATCGATATCTAAAATGTTTGCAGTACTTATAAACAATTCATCTGCATCTGATTTAACTTGGAATAAATCTCCAAATACACCACTAGCAGTTTTTGGTACTATAACAATACTTCCTATTGCATTACCTACCTGCTGATGTATATAACTACTTAATTCTGTAAAGTAGAATGTATCACCAAAGTCCCAATTTTCGATATTGAAATATCTATTGACTGCGGCAATAACTTGTGTTCTTATTTCGTTGTCACTTAGACTTGTTCCTGGAAGCCTAACAACTTTAAATCTTGCTTGTAATTCTGGTTCTGCATCGTCACCAAATAATAATTTAAATTTACCACTTCTAAAAACTAGTTGATCACTTGCTGATTTTAAATCATTTAAATGCATAAACTCTGTTTCTAGTTCAGACGGAGTTGGTGGTGTAGGATAATCTGTACCTGGCACATTTAAATATGATTGCATTTTGTTGTAATATGTTGTTGTTAAAATAAACATTTCATGTATATTACTAATACTTGGATCTATTCTTACACTATTATCTGCAATGTGAGTCCATTTAAATACAACTGGTTGTTGTCTTTTTGCATTTGTGTTTTGTGTAAAACTTCTTCCTTTTTTAGCAAAATGAGACGATGATTCATAATGAGACACTCTCTGTAAATTTGTACTACTTTTTGACATTTGATAAACTTTGCCATCTGCTTTTGCATAAACTTTTTTGTTATGCAATTTACCAATAGTGTTATCAAATGATGTATTAGGGTTACCAGAGCCTTCTATAACTGATTTACTTTTAACCAAGTAGTAATCATAATCGTTTGTAGAATGTACAGTACCTGTATTATTTTCTGCATCACCAATACTGTTTCCGGCAATTCTTGAATAGTCTGAACTAAAGTTTACGCCGTTCTCTTTTCTTAAATCTAGTATGCCTGCTTTAACAGGTCTTGTATATGAATAACCATCAAATTCTTCGTATTCTTCAAATAGTACTATATCATCGCGACCCACAAAATCCGCAAATTGAATAGGATTGTTAGGGGCATCTCCACCTTCGGTGTTTACAGGTGTTACTTTTACTTTTTTAGGATCAGTAAACCCATCTGGATATGTAAAGTTTCCAATAGCACTATAAATGATTGGATTTTCTAACCTTGTTGTATCAGTTACATATCTAACTTCTATAGTATCACTTCTATTTTGTCTTGCAGTACTATCAACAGCATAGTGTTGTCTTTCATCTAATCTAATTTGTAGGTTACCTGATTGTGTTGTTACATTACTATCAAGTAGGTATAATCCAAAACCGTCACCGCCGGCGCCTGGTCCTAATGTTCTATTATTGTTAAAGGATGTACCTTCTTTATTATATGCGTAAGCAATATTACCGTTATTGTCTAAAATGTTCACCCCAAATGTAGCATTTGTAAACGCCACGTTTACTATTGGTAAACTATCAATTAGACCTGAGTTTTTCACAACAACAACATTTGCATCGTCTGTTGTGTTTGGACTTGTGCCTAACTGCAATGTGATTTCATCTACAAATTCTCCACTTGATGAAGAACCTTCTTTCCATAGTCCAAAATTAGATGTAATACTGACTTCTAAATCACTGTATTCTATGTTTCTAGAAATAAGAGGTATGTTATTAAACGTATCACCTGTACTTACAAGATACCACTTATCACCAATATTGTTATCGTTTGTATCTCTCCATTCGAATACTTCGCTAAAACTTGGTCTTACATTTAATGATGTAAGCTCTACGGTGTCATATAGTGCTAAACCTGTTGCACTATCTTGTATTCTATTTGTGTTTACATTATAAAATCTAACTTCTTCTAGGCTTTCAAAAATAAATTGTGTGCCTCTAATTTCTATATTGTATCTATATGCTGTAGCATCAATTGGTACATAAGTGAATTTTAAGATCCAACTTGCATCTGCTTGTCCGCCTGTTTCGTCTCCAGCATTTGCAATGTCAAATTCGACTTGATCAGATAAGTTATTATTTTCTATAATGTAATATCTATTGTCAGCAGGATCAAATCTCAATCCAAATGTTCTTTTACTTGCTAAAGCAGTTTGTAATTCATTTCTTTCTAATGCAAACAATGTTTTTCTTAAAACAGTAATAATTTGATCTGATTTCCAACCATTTGGTATCTCTCTATCTAATGTGATAGGACCATCTACATTAGTTCCACTAGCAGTTCTAATCGCATTGTTTGTAATGCTTACTATCTTAGCCCATTTGTAATCACCTACGTTAGCAGGGTCATAAAATTTCATTACTGAGCCAGCCTGTATAATTTTAAATAAATTATTTGCTGTGTTTAAATCTATAGCATTATTAGTTGTATATGTTTCTGTTAGGAAACCTTTACTACCTGTATCTTTTTTAGGTAATGTATTCCATGCAATATTAAAAAGTTCTAAATTAAATGTATCTTTGTAAGATGCGGTATTTAAAAAAGAATCTCTGAAATCACTGTATATAAAATCATTTAATTTTTGATTTTTAAGTATAGTTGGTATTTTTGTATTCACAAAATCCAACGGTGTATTTACATTGTCAAAATTAAAGTAATCAGATGAGTTTGATTTCTCTGAATACAATGCACCATCTTCTGCGATCGAAGTTGTAGTTTGAAAGGTGCTTGTTGGATCTGTGATATCAATATATCTACTATGTCCAGCATGTGTTTTATTTGTTACTTTAAGTTTTGAAATATTAGTACTCTTTGCTAAAGGGAGTACTTGGTAATCTTGGGCACTTATCATTCTATCTTGTGAGTAGTATGATTGTGGTGCTCTTTCTTTAATACCTGCTATAGTTTCTGCAGGCAAACTGTTGTTTACAGCATTTTCTAATCTTGTTGTAATTGTAAGTTCGTAGTTTTTACCATCACCATTTACATAAGGTATAGATGTTGTTACAACACCAAAGTCATCTGGCTGTACACTAAATCTTTCATTATCACTTGTTCTGTAATACACTCTATAGTTTCCAACAGGCACATTAGCAAAGTTGCCATCTGCAAATTGCAAGTTGATACCACCGGTACCTAAGTTTTGTACAGCATAAAGTAATGGTGTTTGTTTTGCCTTCACGTTGTACATTAGTGTTTGTCCAATTGTGTTAGGCACTTTTTCCCATTTTGCTAATACACTTCTGTCTGAATCTATTTGTTGCAAGTAAACATCAGTTTCGTTGATGTCGTCAACGCCAATTGTTTGTTGTCTATTTTCTACTGGTTGTGCAAAATTAAATTCTTGGTTTGCTAATGTTCCTTGTTTGAACATCATAAAGAAACCTGTATTGTTACTGGATAATCCTAATCCATCGTTTCTGTGTACTATAGAAAAATCGTTTTTTGGGTCTGGGTGCTTTTCATAAAAGAACCCTGCATCATCAAATTCTACGTTTACAAAGTCAAATGCTCTACTAATACCGTTTATGTCTCTTTTAAAATTAAACGTCAAAGGAGCATTTGCAGGAGTTTTAACATCGTACTTGTCAGTAGCAATACCTCCAACTGTACCTGATTTAACAGGCTTACTAAATCTGTTCACGTTACCAAACGCACTATTTAATATAGTAATAAATTGTTCGTAACTGTCTGGGTTGTTGGCATCATTCCAACTTACTGTTCTATTGTTAAGAGGTGTACCTGAACTATCAGTTAAAGGTTCCGATGTTGCAACACTTACTATTTTTGCCAAACCACTTGCCGCAATGTTTCTTTTAGGATTATATCCTAACTGTCTTGCAAGTTTAAATACTGAATCTCGTCTTTCTGCTGTTTCTAAAAAGTTTTCTCTAGTATTGACATCCATTCTAAATGCAATACTTTGAGCAAGATATGCCAGCAATTCTATGATTGCTATGAATTCTGAACTTTCTATGTAGTCATTAAAATTTTCAGGAAAATTAGTTTTGATGTATTCGACCATTGCTTTACGAATAGTATCAAAGTCATATGCTTGAAAGTCTACTTGACTATATGCTTGGTAGGCTACTTCCCAGTCTTCAGCCGCGAATAGATTATTTTGTCTGCTGTTTATTGCCATCTTAAGTCTCTGTATTATTTCTTGTGAAATTTAAATATAGTACCTCTTCATCAAGGAAAGGTAATATTTTAAGATTCACTACAATTTTAACAGTATGATCAAGTGCTTCAGTGAATATGTCCTGTAGTTCTACTCTAGAATCTTTCAACACTACTCTACGAACCTCATCTTCTACTTCCTGGATAAGAAACTTATCCAGTGGGTTCATAAGTATGTCTTCAATTCTAGTGCCAAAGGAAGGTCTCATTACTCTCTCGCCTTTTTTAGCCTTGAGTTCATTGAGTAAGTCAGTTTTAATTAGTTCGCCATCCGTTAGTGTATACGGGGGTCTAATTTTTCCTTGCGTACTAAAGCCTCGATATATGTTTGCCATATCAATATTTATCAAGAACCTTTAAAACATGTTTTAAATCAACCAAAAAAACGGTTGACTTTATTTGTGTTATAATATATATTATATGGCGTGTGATGGAAATCACATTTAATTCATATTTTACACATTATAGGAAAAAAATGCGTAACGTTATAGAATATTTTGACAATATTTGCAAAAATGCCGAGAAAGCCAACAGAAAGTTAGCCGGCTCGGATCAATCCACAGGTTATGGTAACCGTTTTCACAAAATGGTATCTAAAAAGAAGAACCGTTTTGAGTCTATAGGAATCTACGATTCCTTTACTAAAAAGTATGTTCTTTTTGAAATGGTCAACTTAGTTGGTCAAAAAGACAAGATACCACAAGAGTTTAAAGACATGGAGATGCTTATCAAGAATGCCTTCAGAAATTAAGAATATAATTTTTTTACATGGCACTGGGCAATCTGCTCTGAGTTATGAATATTTTAATTTGTTTCTACCTGAGCATAGTTCTCATTGTTTAGAGTATGATGTTCATGAAGACTTTGATGATATTGTAAATAGATTCCACAAGTACTATGTAGACAACTTAGCAGGTGAACAAGTACACCTTGTATGCCATAGTTATGGTTGTCTACTAGGTATGTATCTTGCTAGTCGCATCGATGCAAATGTAGAAAATTTTATTTCTTTAAGTGCTCCTTGGAAAGGTAGCAGAACTGCTAAGTGGTTAAACCTAGTATTTAGGCAAAGTAAACTGTTTCAAAACACAAGACCAGATAGTGACATAATTCAATCATTATCTAACTTAAACAATAATTTTAAGATAACTAATATTATTACCACAGGTTCATCTGGCGGTGGTAATGTATTAGCAGGATTTGGTCAAGAAAAAAATGATGGTTTACTAACGGTTCTAACACAAGAATCTTATCCTGATAATTTTAAAAATGTAACTGATATAAAATTTGCATTAAGTCATAACGAAGTTTTACTAAGTTACGATGTAGTAAACATTTTAAAAGAAAAGATATTTAATGAGTAAGCAAAACGTAACTTTAAATAATACACTAGAGGAAGAACTCAGAATAATTGTATGTGAGCAAAAGAAACAAATTGTTGAGCTTGAAACACTTGTTAAACTATTGCAACATAATATCAAAGATCTCGAAGAGCAAAAATATAATGCTTATAAGAGATTAGCAGAAAAAACCACTACACTAATTGCTTAGTTGTCGTCTTTGGGACGATATTCCCAAGGTTCTCTAGTAGTAATCAAACGCAATAAACTTTTTATTGTGTCTCTAACACCATCCCTTTTACCTTGTGTAGGCATTGGATCGGTATTCTCATCTACCTCGTCTGGATTTTCTGGATATTCCCAAATAGGTTTTTCGATTGGTTGATCCACGAATTGATTTACAACATGTGGTGTTGCAACTTTGCCTTTTTGTGCCTGTTCCGCAGTACCACCATCATTTAAATGTACACTAGAACCAAGTACATTATTTCTACCACTTGCTTGTGAGTTTATAGTTGATCCAGATTTAATATCAACTCCACTAGAACCATAAACTTTAAGTTTACCATCTGATGTTGTTTCAATGTCACCGATTGCAGTTTGATGTATTTTTGTTTGAGATGTAAGATGAATTGCACCAGTACTATCTGTTTGTAATACAAAGTCTTTTTTGTTTAACCAGTTTGTTTGATTGCTTATGTTGAGACTAAAGTTTCCTTTTGGATTACCGTCAACGTCTAAAATTTGGTCTGCACTTTCATATTCTCCGGCTTGTACATATATTGAAGAATTTGCTTCTAAATTTAAATTTTTATCAGATCTAATATTCACATTGCCTTTTGCTCTCATATTAAAATCTCTTTCAGCATAGACATTTATATCTCCTGCATCTGACATCTCTATCCAAGCAGTTCCTTTTTTGTTTATAATATAAATGTCACCAGATGTATCATCAAGTAATATTTGATGTCCTCCTCCAGTTCTAATTCTAACATTCTTGCTTTCACCTTCTATATCACCATCATCTAGAACAATGCTATGTCCTGGTTCTCTGTGAGTATTATCTTTTTTACTAGTTCTTTTATTTTCTACTTCTGGACCAGGAGTGAGTATTCCAAATACTTGACTTGGTGATTCGCGCCTTGCAGAAGATACACTGATTCCTCTAACTGAATCATGTATTAAACCTTGTTCTAAAATTGCTTTTGTTACATAAGGGTTTATAGGTCTTTTTGCATTTATGCTATGACTAACAGATTCTTCATTTCTGTTTTTTTCTGCAACCGGAACTTTTATGTCAGTACCGTATGCAGGACCGGCCGCATTACCCGGAACCATATGTTGTAGTTGATCAGGATATAGACAACTTATTACAACTGGAAATTTTCTTTTACCATCGGCAAAACATACTAACACAAAGTTACCTGGATCAGGTGGTACCATCCACATACCATATGTTTTTTGTGTATCATGAAAACCGTATACTTGTTTATCTTGTCCTATTTTTGCTGAGTGTGTGCTACCAGCAAACGGACTACTCCAATATGCATTGTAGTATCCGTTAGGATCATCTCTGTCTTTACTTAGCATTGGAATATAAACTGTAAGCCTACCACTATGTGTAGCATCTTTTGGCCTTACAATAATTTCACCAATATACACACCAAAGTCCAAGTCAGCATGTCCACGCAACTTGTCTCTAAGTCCTTTATTGGTTACTCTAAATCTATCTGCCTTATAAGCCATTAGTCATCTACTCCGTCATATGAATTCTGTGTCATATCAAGTTTTGCTAAACTCAATGCTGTTTGTTTTTTAGCATTAGTTTCTATTTCAAACATACCACCACTAAAGTTTGCGGTTATACCAAATATTTGGTACACCCCACTTAAAAAGAATGCTGTACCCTGTTGACTCATGTACCCGCTATTTTCGTCTTCATCATCAATATTCGGATCTCTAACACGTGGTGTTTGCATTGTGAATAAAAAGTAATTATCACTTCTATTGTATACTATGTATTGATCTGTGGAATTTTCTTCTTCCTCATTTGCTTTTTTAACTAACTTTGGTGACTTTGGTTCTACTTCTGGTGGCCCTAAATACCAAGGATCTCCTCTAACTTTTAACCCAAGGTCTACCAGTATACTTGCATCGTTTACGTTTTGATACATGTATCCAAACAATGTGCCTTTAGCACCGCCATCACTGGTGTTTGAATTATTCACAATAACATTGTGGTCATACACCATACCTGGCAAAGGACCCACATCTGCTTCATCGCCTTTGAGAGCATTTGCTAGTGAGTTAGTGACTTGTTGATCTGTTAGTTCGCCAATGACAGTTGGGCTACCACCTGCATCGTGCATTAGTTCAGCACTATAAATGAATCCACTTGGTTCTGGTTTATATGTACCATCAAAATCATTTGTAGGTGTAGTATCTGCATTGTTATCGGAAGCCGCTGTTTGATAATAATCTGTAGGATTCTGTCCACCACTTTGTAAATAGTTTATAGTTTGTGCTAATCTATTTCTTTGTTCTTTGTCTTTTCTTAAATTCTTTTTCTCGTCTTCTGTTAGATTCAATCTATCAGCAATTTTATCAAAGTATTGATCATCGTCTTTTAATTTTTTAGCAATTTGTGTAGGATCTTCTACAGCCGCATCTGTTTTTGCTTGTCGTTCTTTCCCTTCATTATCTCCATCTGTTGAAGGACTACCAGGTGCATTTGGACTTGATGAAGCATCACCCAGATAACCTCCACCTGGTGCGGCCAATAATACTTGACCTGCTTTATATGATATATCTGCACTAAGTATTTGGTCGTTGAGTCCAGTGTACAAATAATGATATGCTTTTTTAATTAGTAATTCGTTCACACGTTTTGTAACGTTTTCTTTAGACAGTTTGAATTCGCTCTGCGATAAATTATTGTCTTGATCAGCGGTCTTATATATTATAGGCTTGTATGTAACTCTTCGAGCATAAGCATTACGTCTTGCATCATAACCATTTTCTATATATTCCATATCAGCAGTCATTTTATACCAATATGTAAATGTTTGATTTAAATCTAAGCCATGCTCGTCAATAACAGGATTGTCTAATCCTCCTTTTTTCCTAGATGACTTATCTAAGAATGCTTCGTTCATTACTAGCATAGTTGATAATATTCTGTGAAAGTTTGTTCCTTCTGGTACTTGTATTCTATCTCTTCTCCAAAAGCCACCGGTGGCTTCTATACCACCATCTAAACTTTCTGGCGAGTCTTCTAACATTTTTTCAAATTCTTCACGTGATTTTATGCCATACGATTCTGCATTCATCAATCTGTTTAATTGTTCGGCATCTTTGTAGTTACTATATTTTATACTGTCATCACCTAGCACTTCTTTTAGTTGACTTAAATCAAAAACAATTTCATCACTGACAAGTTCTTCTTTTTTATTATTCTTTGTATAGTTTTCGATTGCTTCTGTTAAACTGTCAAAACATTCTGTAATGGTATCACCTGTAAATGATGTGTCTGCAGGTAATGTATAATATTTGTCAGTCCATGATTCGTCATCACCAATAGTTACAAAAAAGTCATATGTACTACCAGCATCTGTAATAGAAACATCAACAGTGGCAATATGACATTCGTAAATGTATGGTCCTGCTATTTGTGTTTCTATTTCGCCGCCACCTTCTAAATCATCTAAATCTTCTTTATAACCTTTAAAATTTATTTCTAAAAATAAAGGTACTGGTGCAAAAACACCTGCTTGAATTCCTAAATGTTTTTTAGCGGCCTGTATTTGGTCTAATAAATCTGCGGCACCAGGTTGTATTAGTGTAAACTGTGCCGATGTGGCAAAAGCACCACTGGCTCCTTTTTTAATGTCAATTGATAAGTCATCAATTTGTACACCTGTTACACTAGTCTGTGCAATGATGACTGTATTTTGAGGTTCGGCTGATTTTGCTTTTTTGAGATATCCACCCCCGTCTGATGTGAGGTCGGGAATCATATAAAGTTTTAATGTGTAAGTAGAATTTTGATAAGCATCAAGAATATTACCTTGTACTTTGCCAAGATATCTATCTTCTTTTTCTACTTGAGATTGATTAGGATTTTTATCTGTCATTACAATACTCTATCAATAGTTTCTCTTGGAGGAATATAAATTTTTGTACCGGATGCAAAATCTGTCAACGGGTCGATGATTACATCTGGGTTTCTTAGTGCAAAAACCCACCACAACTTTACAGTTCCATATAATTCATGTGCTAATAAATCCGGTCTATTTTCATATCGAGATTCTATTGCATAGAGTCGATCAGCAGTACTTTTTGGAATCTTAGGTAGATTATTCATCCCCAGATAGAACTTGTTTACGTCTGCTTTTTTCAAAAAACTGTGATTGTCATGAAAACTTGCCATTAAATAAATCCTTGATTGTACTGCTTGCCGCTTGTAAATGCATTAAGATCAAACCTTTTTCTTGTTTTTCTGTATGTGTACTGTGGTGCTAATTCAATCATAACACTTGTTTCGGTTGGCATCATGGTAGTTGTGCCTTTAAATTTTACTGGAACATAATCAACATCTGCTGGTAATTGGAAGTTGTAGTTTCTAATAATTACTGGCAATTTGTTAAATCCAAATTCTCCTAGGTATTCAAATAATAATACTGGAGGTGGTGTTCCGTAGTATCCACCTGTTACAGCCGCATCACCGTAATATGCTTTAGTTACACTTCTTAAGAAATGAAATACTGCTAACATATATTGTCCTTCTTCTATTGTGTTTGCTGTAAATACACCTGTGATAGGTAGTGTAGTTGGTCTAGAACTTATAAATGTATAAAACGGATAGTTTGAACCGTGTTGTTGTGCTTCGTTATAATCTACTGAGGCTTGCAAAAATATATCTGGTGTAAACGGATAGACTATACCACCTCTATCTTGTAAAGGTTTAAGTATGCTGTCTTTTTGTTCTTCGCCTTTTGAATCCACTAATCCATAGGCAAACTTCTCACCGCCACGTTTTGGCCGTATTCTTGCCCTCCAATCTACGTCTTTAAACGTAGTAGAGTCTGTTCTGCTTATCAACGAGTCAAACGGATTGTCCGGTGTTTGCGTCTCTTGATTAAATTCTGTTTCGCCTGCCATAATTGCTCCTGTGTTATATTTATCACGATAAATAATAACGAGTTTTAATTTTTAAAAAAAACGTTGACTTTTACAAAATAATGTATTATAATGCGTTATCAGTAAAGGAGATTACATGGTACAGGCTAAGAAACAGAATTATTTAAACAATAAAGATCTACTAAAAGAAATACATAAAAGTAAGATGACTTATTGCTACATTCAAGATGACAGATACTTAAATGTAGACATCATTGTTGATGATGTTAAAAAAATCAACAAAGGAACAATTAAACAGGCACAATTAAACCGTGTTTCTAAAATGCAATCAACTGCTTATCAAGCCGCAGTAGCAAAAGGAGACTGGGAGAAAAAGCCAAAACAAAAGGACTTTGCAGTTGATCCTGACACTATTCCTGTAGATGAATTAGTGTTTAGGGTAATGACATATGAGCATATTCCTGATGAACCTGGAAGAAAGAAAACTACTAAAACTCTTGCTGACACAAAAGCAAAAGTAAACTTCCCACCATTCAAGCATTATATACTTGATAGTAATGGTATCAATCCTAGAGAAGTTGCTAGAAGTCATTGGGAAGGTAGTTTAAGTAACGGTCAGTTTAATTGTGAACATGGGCAGATTACAAATGAACTTGGCAGAATGTTTATGAAACTTGTTGAACGTTACAGTCAAAGAGGTAACTGGAGAGGTTACACTTATGTTGATGAAATGCGTGGACAAGCATTAGTACAACTTGCTCAGGTTGGATTGCAGTTCAATGAAGCAAAATCAGATAACCCATTTGCTTATTATACTGCAACAGTGAATAACAGTTTTACAAGAGTTCTAAATTTAGAAAAAAGAAATCAATCAATACGTGATGACATTCTTATTGAAAGCGGACACTTACCAAGTTATGGTAGACAGATTCAGTACGAAAACGAAATAAAGGCCGCTAGAGAAGAAGCACAGACCGAACTAGAAACTTCACCACAAGAGTAATCTTATATGGCAAACCTTTTTGAAAGGGCCGCATGTTTTACAGATATACATTACGGCTTAAAACAAAATAGTAGACAACATTTAAAAGATTGTCATGACTTTGTTGATTGGTTTATTGCAGAAGCAAAAGCCAGAGACGCAGAGACATGTATCTTTTTGGGCGACTGGCACCACCATAGAGCAAGTATAAACATTGCTACAATGAATGCTACAATTAAAGACCTTAAAAAATTAAATGACAATTTTGAAAAAGTCTATTTTATTACTGGCAACCATGATTTATATTACAGAGAAAAACGTGACTTAAACAGTATTGAATTTGCTAGAGATTTACCAAACTTTATAATGATCGACGAGCATTTCTGTGAGGACGGTGTTGCAATTATACCATGGTTAGTTGGCGATGAGCACAAACAACTAAACAAACTAGATTGCAAATACATGTTTGGACATTTCGAGTTACCGTACTTTAAAATGAATGCAATGGTAGAAATGCCAGATCATGGTGGTATTACTGCAAACGATTTAAGTAACCCCGAATATGTGTTTAGTGGTCACTTTCATAAACGTCAATACAAAAACAATATACATTATATAGGCAATGCTTTCCCACATAACTATGCAGATGCTGGTGACAATGAACGTGGTGCCATGTTTTTAGATTGGGGTAGCGAACCTGTATATGTAAATTGGCAAGAATGTCCAAAGTATGTCATGACAGGTCTTAAAGAGTTACTTGATAAAGCAGATGATATACTTGATGCTCAAACACATGCTAGAGTAAAACTTGATATTGGTATTAGTTACGAAGAAGCAAACTTTATTAGAGAAACATTTGCAGAAAAATACGGAGTAAGAGAACTACAACTTTTACCTGTTAAGGAAGAAGAAGAAATTTTTGACGGTGTTGATATACAGTTTGAAAGTGTAGATCAAATTGTTATACAACAATTAGAAACAATCGAAAGCAACTTAGTTGATACCCAAAAACTTATTACTATTTACAGAGAGTTAGAAGTATAATGCTTACTATAAAAAATGTAAGTGCGAAGAACTTTATGAGTATTGGTAACAATACTCAAGCAGTAAACTTTGACACAGAATCACTAACATTGGTTTTAGGTCACAATCTAGATCT